GCATCTGCAGATGGGTGCTTCCCATATTTTGTGCGATGACGTAAAATTTTTGTAACAAATATTCTCAAATATTCAAGTTCTAAGAAGTTAACATCAAGAACTTCGGTTATTTGATCGGCGAAGGGTCGGTCCTCGAATATCAATTGAACCAACCCTTCTTGAAAGGCTTTGCCATACCTTCCGAAGTCTACTTTTTCTGATAGCATTTTGCCCCTTTATGGCTGTGTTTATAAGTATAACATTCAATCGCCTAAAGTCAAGGCAAAAACGGCTTAGTTATCAGGCCGCGTCAACACGATCACTAATGATCTTGTTTAAGGAAGTCTTCAGATCTTCCCAATTTAATTCACCAAATCCATCGTCAATCATCATCTTTAAGATACCGGTTTTGTTAAAAGTAAATTCAAAATTTTCTATAGATTCTTTAACAAAAGTTTTGGATTGAATAGACATCTGCGGAGCGTACAACTGCATCATCTTATAATTATGTTCAATTAGCTCTCTGCTCTCAACAATATTGTTAAAAACTTTTAGTTTGCTTTCTTCGAGCATTTCTTCACAGTGTTCAATAACATCATCGACAGTGTAAGTTTCTTCTTCGCTCAAAAAACTTAATCTCTTGGCAACGGTACCAAAGCCCACACCTTTAACTCCCGGTAAATTATCGGAAGCATCGCCAATGATTGCCCTCGCCAATGCCATATTGGTTGGGTGCACTCCTGTCTGTTCAATAATCCTTTTGGTGTTCAGTAATTCGTCTTTAGTGGGGCGCCACAGAACGGTTTGATCTTCACAAAGTTGCATAAAATCCTTGTCATTGGATACAATGATCTTCTGCCAATCTTTGTAGTGCGGCATGTTGCATACATAAGATATAACGTCGTCGGCTTCCACTTGATCAATCATAGTTTGAATAATCGGCATTTCATTTAAATACTCAATCAGGCGACTCTGTTGCCAAACCTTATTCTGTACTTCTTCGTCGTCTGTAAGGTTGTGGAAGGCTCTGTTGAGACGGATGGGTTTGCGTCCCTGTTTATAGTTCTTGTCCATTGTCTTTCTTTTGCGAGATCCGTCTGGTCCGTCCCATGCAATAATCACATTGTCAGGCTTCGTAGTTCGCACTAGCTTTTGTAAAATTTTCAGAGATCCCTTGAGACCCCCGATGGGCTGTCCATGTCTGGATAAACTAGGATCTACAATGTAGGCCCGCAGGTACATGTTTAGTGCATCAATGATGAGCACTCTTTTATTTTCACTTTTCATATTCATAATTAATTAACTCGTAAATGTTGCCCCATGGATCATTTTTGTAAACAGAGCGGGAGCCATCTCTGTGTGTTTTTATCTTGTCTTCATCATCACGAAAATCGTCAACCTCAAAGGCAAAGTGTGATGGATGAGTACCTTTCTTGACGAAAGCTAGTTTTATGTTTTCAAATTCCACAAGGGCCCAAGAATCATCGCTGTAAATCAATTCAGCATTAAAGTTAAATTCGTACCACTTGGCTGCTAGCGTTGGCTCGTCAACAACCAACGCAATGTGATCTATCTTCATGCTGCATGTTCTCTCAACAATGTATCACGGTACTGAAACAAGGCTAGCTCTTTGTGTTTTGCCTCAATCATAATGTCAAACTCGTTGCCATAATCATTTAAGGTATTATATACCAAGTCAGAATGTGCTTGTGGCTTGATTTTAGGATTGCCGTGCTCGATTGAACGTGATTCAGCGTAATGAACCACAGGCTTGATATCACCCCATGTGGACAGCGCCAGTTCAAGTGCTTCTTGTTCAGTCTGACCGCCGGGATGGAGCATGTGGTGATGATAGTCGAACACAATAGGAATACCGATGCGTTTGTATACACCTTCGTACAATTCGAGTGTGGAATATAGTGATGTTTTGTCGTCATTTTCCACGGTCAAACGGGAACGAACATTATCAGGTAAACGCTCAAAGTTGCGACAAAAATTGTCGAGAGCAAACGGCTTGTCACCGTAGGCAGCACCGACATGAATGTTAAGCTTGGCATACGGCGTGCGAGGCAGACCGATAAGATCAAATAGATCACCATGCACAGATAAATCAGTCTTCGTTAACTCAAACACTCGCTCCTTGGGCGATGCTAGTTTGTTAAACGGGCCAGGATGCGATGTAAGGCGCATTCCGTGCTTGCGAGCAAAGTTGCCCGCCTTGAGTGCCGCGGCGTGTATAGCGCCGAAATTAGGCATATCTGTGAGGTCATACTCGGACGCCCACGGAATAATATCGGAAGAAAGCCGATAAAAGTAAATATCATGCTCAAGATTCCACTCAAGAATAGTGTGTAAATCACGTAGATTTTGCAAAGCTAGTTCAGAAGCGTAGCTGATGCCACGATCATGAAATGTGCGTTTAATCATTGTGCGATTAGTTGTGATGCGCTGCGACTTTGGCAGCGACGAGAAACCCATATTGATACAGGCGTAACCTAGATTGTTAGACATAAAACCCCTCTTGTCTATATGTATTATAACCACTTCTGGTGGTGGTGTCAAGTGTTAATTACTCATTGTCGTAATAATCTGCGGCATTTCCTTGACGATTATCAAACTTTTGAATTACTTCTGTTTCCATAAGCTCCAAAACCTTAGTCTTAAATTCTTCGTCGGTCTTTACTAACTCTGTCCACTTAGAAGGTTGGAATTTCTTTGAATAATCCCCAACAGTCATAGTATACCAAGAGCCGGCGGAAACCATTTGTTTAGAACCCTTAATAGCATCAAACCATGATTCTTCATCTTGGATACCAATCTCTTGAGTACCCCACAGAATTCTGAAAGTGCAGTTTCTGCCTTCAGTGCCAAAGCGAGACTTTTCAAGTTTCACCTTAACCTCTGAGCCGATCTTAAAACCTTTTTCATCTGTGACTGCTGCAGCTTTAGATTTCCGACCGGTGAGCCAGATGCGTAGCGAATACGAATAGTGCATAGCTTTACCACCGGGCGTAATATATGGCGTAGTCATCGCGATCTGTCGAGCCATTGGACCCTGTGGGATATTGGTCTTCAATTGATTGAGCACAATGAAAGTTGCTTTTTGATCTGCAATTGGAATAACCAACTTAGACATGCCTTTCGCCAAGATACGGGCTTTGGTGGCCACAGACGATTGTGGATTGAAATCTCCCTCAACATCAGAAATAGATGGCGTAAACGCCAAAGAATCCCAAATGAACACTAGCTGATCTTCAGCAGCACCCAGCAACTCTTCAATCGTTTCCAGCACAAATTCAACCGACGATGCTTGGATATACATTAAGTTTTCCAAATCGCAACCAGCACGACTTAAAAAGTCCGGGTCAATAGCAGATTCGGAATCAAAATAGACTACCAGCTTTCCCTGCTTTTGTGCGTTGGCAGCGACCTGTGCTGCCATGTATGATTTACCTGTTGACTGAAGACCAGCAATCTCGGTAATTTTACCAACAGGGATGCCGGCTAATTGACCCTTGCAAATAATAGAATCAAGCCATCGCGAGCCTGTTGGGATCCACTCCTTAACAGATGTGGGATTGTCGGTGGTAAGATCGTGTGCCACCTCACGTCCAGCTTTTTTATTCACTAGTTTCATAAGATCGTGCATAGAGACACGACCAGCTTTGGCTTTTGCCATGGTCACTCCTTGTGTTAATAATATTATAATCCATTCGGCACCAAAAGGCAAGGATTATTTTGAAATAAATCAGCCGCCTTCAAAAACGCCGAAGCCATCGCCATATCGACCATCATGGTAGAAAAAACCAGAACCGTCTGAAGACCACGAACCACCATCACGCCTAAACTGAAGTCTAATACTGCCTCCGCCGGGGTCGTTGCCGGCCACTAGCGTAATAGCGTAATACAAACTTGAACTTAGGGCAAGATTGCTGCTAGCTACCGTTTCATCAGTGTGGATTCCGCCATTTTTAACATCAGCGTCATTTGTTACCAAGTTAATGTTTGATTGTTCTGCATCGACGTCGACCCACAACCAAGAACCATCGTTTGAGCGTGTCCTAAATTGCCAAGAGTCTGAATCTTGATCTGGTTTAAAGTAGCCGCGCCAGACGTATACAGTTTGTGATTGGGTTATGCTCATGTCGATTTCAGTGTTGATCCCGGCTTCGCCAGAGTAGGCTGATGCCGATAAAGACGCAGGGTTGGGACTAGGTGTGACGCCAGATCCGGGAACGTTGACAACATATCCGTTATAACGCCGGTAGTATAACCCCGACGCGTCTGCCCAACGTGGACCCTTGCCAACTCTTTGAAATTTATAAGTCATGTGTGCACCCCTCCAAGCTTATATAGAGACTAAAAATTAGTTATCACTATCTCGGATGACTTTTTGCTTCTATTCATACCATAGGTCCACTCTGCGTCGTGGATCTGGTAATCTCGATATAGCTCTCTAACCTCATCACAATCATTGTATGACAAAATC